TGCCATTAATACTTCTAGTGTGCCACTTGCAATAGCTGCTAAGGCTGGTCCTACAACTTTTTGATAAGATGGTGCCATTCTGATAGCTAAATTATATTTAACGCAACCTATGGCGTTTCTATCAACATTAATTGTATCATCACCGTTTAACACTTCATTAAAGCCAACGACTATTCCAATATCAGCCCATTCGGTTAACATGTCATTGCAGCGCCTAATGCCTGACTGTAATTCATCAGGAGTTAAACTAACCTCGGCGGTTTTCACACCAATTTCTTCAAGGGCATCTTGTACAACTTCACGCATAGTTGGCATTTTAATTCTCAATTAGTTTTTTAACTTGTACGCGCAAGGCTCTAATACCTTTACGCCGATCAATATCAACATTGAAATGCTTTAATGCGTATTCTTCTAATTGCATTTTGTCCATTTCACCAATATTAAGCTCGCCGTTTAATCTATCAGCAACGCCGGCTATAGCTTCACCAAGCACTTGAACCGCTGAAGCGTCTGTCTCGTCAACACCAAAATCGATTATTTTAGCAAAGGTTGCTGGTGTATCTGACCACCCATCGTCTTTATAGCCTTCAAAATCTTCTGAATTAATTACTTTTGGATTTAATGTTGCGTGATATATCCACGTTTTAAACGATTTTGACATTAGTTCACCTTGTAGTTAGTGTTTTAGTATATCACTTTTTTTGACAAACAAAAAAGCCTACCGATTAAAGTAGGCTTTTAATTATAACCCTGTAATTCTTAAGAAGTCGTGCGGACTGCAAAATCAGGGTTTTGTGATTTAACGCCATATAAAATATCGAAGCGATAAATTGTCGTATCGCTAGTTATATCATACTGACGTACAGCACGTATTGAGATATTACCAAAGCTTTCACGGCTCGCTGTTGCACCATCTTCAGGTAGATCAAGAGGGGCCATTGCAAGTGTAATCGCATTTGGATGGAACGCTAGGTTTTGCTTATGACTAGTACCACCTGAACCAGTTTTAACAGTAATAGCCGCATCGTTTGCCGGCGCTGCTGAAACTGTTTGGTAAGGACCTTCTATAATCATAGGTGGTGATATGCTCAATGTAGAAGCACCACCGCCGCCTGCTGAGTTAACATCAGCCAATACAGTAAACGTCTGTAAATCACCAGAGCTAACACGCGTTCTACGGTTAACAGAGTTAACACCAGCAATAGTGATAACATCACCCGCTTTTAGTATGTCTGTTTGACCGCTTGTCCAGCCGTCTGTAATTAGCGATTGACTGTATGTATCACCGCTAGCGGCATACGTTACGTTTTGATTTGCACCATTAACCAATGGCGTACCAGTTGCAACACCTACTGTGTGAAGCGCTAGTGATTGGTTTTCGTACAACATAAACTTACTGTAACGACCAATGGCCGCTTCTTCAATTGCAAGCTTTGCAATATCAGTAGGGAATACAGTTTTAAGACCATCAGCCAAAGCCAATGAAGCATCTTCGTCATAAAACGCATTCCAACGAACGTCCATTGGACAACCAAGCTTAGTTAACACCTTAGCCGCTGCGCCAACTTCCAAGAAAGTTGATGGTGCGGTACCAGGAGTGCCCACAAAATTACCAATAGTTTTATATACATCTGCAATAGATGATTCAACTTGTTGTGCAAGCTCTGCTGCTGCAGGTTGTACAAAACGCTGTGTGAAATCTTCAACGCTAAGAGTTAAATCCTGCGAAGTGATCGCAAAGTTTACTTTTTTACGCTTATCTAACGTTACGGTTGCTGCACGCTCTTCAACGTCTGGGGTTGCTGAAATAACAGCTCCATCAGTTGCAACAAACATTACAGGGCGGCGCACTTGAATTGATGCACCTACTTTTTGGAATTGACCATCTAATTGACGATCGACTTTTGCGCCCATTTGTAACGCGTTCATAAACTCTTTGAGCATAATGCGCGTTACGAGGGAAGTATTTTTAAAGTTATTAGCCATTTTCTTTTCCTTGACCGTTAACCATATTTACTAAACCATTCGGCTGTTGTCATTTCGTCACCAATATCTGACGTTAATGCACTGCCCGATGATAAAGTTTCTATGGGGTCCGGTGCTGCACTCGATTTAACTACAGGTTTAGCGGATAGTTTTACCGAAAGCTTTCCTAACTCCATCATTGCCATTGAAGGCGACATTGAAGCCATTAAAGCGGCCTGTTCTGCATTCTCAGGTGAGCCAAGATGGTAAACCATTTCAGCACCTAGTTCTGATTGCATAATAGCATCAGCGACACCAGCCGGAAGGTTAGGTATAGTTTTTGCTCTTTCGTCAAAATCTGCTTTACCTAGTAATGTGACTTTTTGATTAAAGTCACTGTTTACCTTCTCGCTTTGTGTTTTCTGCTGCTCGGCTTCTAAGTCAGTCTGGCGTTTTGCTAAAGTGTCTTGAACACCCTGTTTAATTTCATAGTCACGATTAGCTTTCTCAAAAGCATCTTCGTCATAGTCAATTTCAGGGTCGTCTAGCTTGGGCTTCTTCAAAGCATCCGTTGCTTTTGCCTTTTCTAGTCCGTCAATTCTCAATTGCAATTCATCAGCTCGACGTTTTTCGGCATACTTGTCTGCTGTTATTTTGTCGATACGCTTTTGAAATCCATCTTCTTTCGGCTTTTCGGCTTCGGTTGAAGTGGCTCCCGTATCATTATCGCTTACAGTGGCTGAGTCTGTGAGTTGGCTGTCTGCTTCGATTTGCTTTGAGTCCTGATCAAGGGCTTGTTTCACAAAGTCGTCAACTGATGCCGGTGCAGCTTTTACTTCTATTTCTTGGGTCACGTGAACACCTTTACGGTAGATTACTATCTGGCCCCATTTAAGCAATGGGTTAGCTGTTGGTTGATTGTAATACTATTTAGTCAATTTGACAAACATGTGGTAATTAATTACTTATACCTTGTATTTCAGCTTGCTCTTCTTGTGCAATAGCCTGGTTGAACAAGTCTGCTGTTTGCTCGCTGTTCGGGCCTTCATCAACTAACTGTTGAGCCTCAACTACTAAGTCACGTTGCTTGATTAATATGCTCTTGTCAGCGTCAGTGAGCGCTATACCCATGTCTATTTGCATTTTGTAAGTCTCAAGCAATGTTTTATAGCTTTCAACGGCTTCATTCTGAGCTTTGATAAGCGTTTCAACGGTCTTAGCATCTTTCTCTTTAATGTCAGCCATAAGCTTTTCGGTTTGCATTTGCACGTTTTCAACAAGTGCTTCCTGTTGTGGGTCAGCGGCTTGTTCTTGGTCAAGTCCGTAATCTTCAATTTCTTGCTGACTTGGCTCGATAGTTCCTTGTTGTATCATTAGTTTTCTAACACGCTTAGTTAGCTCTTTGCTTTCAAGTATTGGCAAGTCTTTAGCTACTAGGTCCATTGCTAACGCTTCAAACTGTGGTGACGTTGCAATTAGGTCAAGTATTTGCTGTGCAGACTCTTGGCGCTGTGTTGCGAACGCTGGACCAGTATCAGTGACAACGTCATACTTTCCAATTGATAAATCATTAACTAATGTCTTTTTACCTGTTTGTGTGTCAGTTACTTCTTCATTGACTGAGTTAATTTCAACTTCCTCAGTCTCACCATCTTGCTTCATGATCCGAACTTGTTGTTGGGTGTCATAAATTCTAGGTATTAGGTCAACTAATATCTCGGCGCCGTATTCTTTTGACTTAACCAAGTTGTCAGTAAATATAAATGAGCCTCTATCGCCTTGCCTTTCTTGCGCAAGAATAGCTTTACCGCTTTTTAGCTCAGGGTTAACGCCAATTGACGGTGGTTGCATTCCTGTTACGTGGTATAGGTCCATGCTTGTTTGTTGCAGTATAGTAAGGCTTGCTTGCTGCACTGATGGCGCGCCGGTACGAGTAGGAGGGGCACCGCCGGTTTTTATGTCTGGGTTGTATGGCATAAATGGGCTATTTTGCACAGCAAAGTTTCTGTATTTAGCCTCATGGCCTGACGCTTGCGCTGGTGTGTACCAATAAGGGTCTTTGGGTGTTAATGCGTTAGCCTCAACAATTGCACTGGTTTCATAATTATAAATGCGGTTTGCATCTTTAGCAAAGCGAACTATTCCTCGGGTATATGTGTGACCTTCAACAAATGCTTGCCTACCGTACACAGGAACTAATGGAATGTATTTACCAGCCCAAGCCATTGGACCTTCTAAGATGCCGCTCCCGTCCATTAAATACATTTCTACTTTGTGGCTTTTTACTGCTCTAGTTTTAAGCACGGTTGCGCCTGAATCTGCAAGCTCGTCCATTACTGCCTTTTCTTCATCACTGTCAATAACTCGCCCATCAGATAATAAAGCAATATTTCTAGTGATTGGCGTTTTAACCCAATACTCTGCAACCCGGGTGAAGTTTTCACCAAACCAACTCTTACAACCTGAGCGATCAAAGTTTTCTTGTGACCAATCATGCATTGGTGATTTTGGAAATCTTTCTTTATGCTCCTCCTTTGGCATGTCAACAGTTACTAACGCAAATTTAGCATCACGCTTGTCATACTCTGTTGCTGCATCGTCAAACCATAATGATGTGGTTGCCGTGTTAAGTGGCTTTATCTTAATGCTTTGATTAAAATCTTCATCGTTAAATACAGTTGTGATCCTCCAACCGCCAAAGCCACCGTTTACCATTTCATCAAATGCAACATCGTAAGCATTACCGGCTTTACTGTTGTCCTCTATGTTGCGTATTAGGCCTGTTAGTGTATCAGCAACACTTTCACTAGCACCGCCTGATACAGGGCGTATTTTAATGTTAGTGCGGTTCTGCCTTTGGTCACCAATAAGTTGATCAATAGCACCGGCCACTCGGTTAATGGTAAATCTTGGGCGGCCCTCTCTCTTCTTTTTGGCCTCTTCATCCCACTGACCATCTTCAGCTTGTGCAAATTTAATGTCTTCAACAGCTAATCGACGCTGATCGCGTTCTTTCATCTCAATGCGAGTAAACCTAGTTACCGCTAAAGTATGAAGGTCTTGTTGTTTTTGCGTGTTATTAGCCATTGTTTACCATTCCGAATTAAAGTCGATAGATTGCGGCTTTGCTTTGTTTAGCTCACCACTTGCACTCATTTGCCCAAACTGTCTAAAGCTATCTGCACATTCAGTATGTACATCTTTGACAGGTGAATCAGTAAAGTTACCTGTTGTATTATTCCACCTTTTGCGGTAACTGTCCAAATGGATAATACCTTCCTTGCAATTTTCTTCATCAAACCAGCATGTACCGAATGAATCACGCGTTGCTTGTATGCCATGTGTAAGCTCACTGACCACCGGCACAATCTCAATATTGCGTAAGCCTAAGTTCTTTAGCATATCAACTGGTGATAGGTTTTCACTTTGTCCTTGCCTCTCATGGTTACCATCGTGCGGTAAATAATGGGTACCAAATACGCAACCAAGCTTATTGAGCTCACTAACGTAATATTTGTAATGCTCGCCCCATCCTTCAATATAACCGATGAAGTTATCAAACTGGCCTATTTGCTGATGCAACCAAATACCTGTGCCGTCACTGTTACCAATATCCCAAAACGTGTTAACCGGATAACCTTCACGATACTTAACACTAGTAATGCGCCCGTCCTTTCTAGCTTTGTTCATTTGCACAGTGTAATAGCAACCCTCTTTAGACTTCTGAAAAGCCTCTTTAGGTGTGCTTGGGTACTCTTGCCACATCTTTTCATCTTCACCGGAAAATTCAGCGTCGCGAGTCATTACCCACCAAGAGCGTTGCTGTGCAGAAATAACACAGCTTGATTCATTTTCTATTTTATCAAAATACTGACGGTCTTTTTCAGTTACTAACACTTCATA